GCCCGGCTTTCTGGCTCGGGCGTTCTGGATATGGCGCTGCAGGTTTTCTTCGACGCGTTGCTGTACGAGATCCATGGAATCAGCCATCAGTGCCAGTCTCCGCGTGATTCAGCTTCATAACGGGCAACTTCACCACGCAGCAGTTCTGCCGCCTCCACTCCGTTCATCCCCTCTTTCAGGATGTGGATAGCAAGTTCCTCCATACGGATGGAAACGGCAAAGGCACAGCTTTTACGCTCATCCAGACGAGTATCGTTAAACAGCTGGAACAGACCGGCATCATCCGGTCCGGTTTTAGTGGTGCGGGTTTCACTATTTCGCATCATCAGTTCTCCTGAATTTGGGCAAAAGAATGCCCGGCGGGTTTACGCCATTAATTTCTGCTTTGGGTTAATTCGGCATGGTTAGTCGTTTAGGAAACAAGCTCACCACTGCACGAAAATGATTCATCGCTTTAATCAGTTCCCGCGTTTCGTCAGTGGTCAGCTCATTAATATTGGCGCTGTGACGTTCAGCTGGAATTTTTGCCATGAAGAATATGGCGGCCAGTGCCCTCTCGTTCTGTTTGTGGTTAATGTCGCGAGGTTCGCGCATATCATGAATAAACCTTTCTAGTTCCCGCTCAATATTCAGACCAAATACTTTTGCTCTCAGCTCCGCTATATGGTTCAGTCCATCGAGGCGTTTACCGGGACTTAGTGGAACAGTCGCTGCAGGACCTTCAATAGCCATTGTTTCCCCTGTTTGATAGTGGACAGGTCAGCCAGAAGTACATCCTGCGAGCGGCATGGATGCCATCGTTTACCATCTTTCGCGATAATCCAGCCATGGCCGCAGTGCATTGCGGGGCTTTGCTTAACGAGAAGCGACGCAAATGAGGGTTCATTTTTCAGCATAAGCACCTCAGCTCAGCCCAAACGAAGATCCAAGGCCTGTCACCATATCGACGACACTTGCCATTGCCGGGTTAGCCTGTAGCCGCGTCTGCAGCGAAATCGCGGTAAGTGCCATCAGCCGAGTAACGGAGTTGACGCTTTCGACAACCTGGCGGCGGGTAGTCGCATTCATCTGAACGCCAGATACTGCGCAAGCGGCGACACGGCCGATCTCAGAGGTGGCTTTTAGGACGTACTGAGGCATTTTCTCCCGAGCGACTTCATTGGTTGGTACGCATGGCAGGCAATGAATCTGCGCCAGAAAACCATCAACCAGCGTGGAGTCTTCGGTGAGATCGGTCAGCAACCATATGTCTGGCGCTGTGAGTTGGTGCGGTTGCTCCGGGTTGAGCTTATTACGCAGGGTTTGAACGTTCATACCTGCACGTTCTGCAAGCTTCGCCATATTGTGGCGTAGCGCGAAGGTCCGGCAGGCTTCATTGAAATGGGGATGTTTAGATATGCGATAGTCAAACATAGTCAGTTGCTCCGTGAAGTCTCAAAATGGAACTAGTTGATAGTCACATTGCAATCTGAGAGTGCATCTACGGTTAAAGCAACGATGTTAATCATTACCTTTTCACGCTTCTTATCTTTGCGCAGGCGGCGACGAGGCAACCGACCATCTGCAAGCATGTCGTTTATGGTGTCAACAGGCAGCCCTGTTAACTGGCTATAGCGTTCAATTGTGACGTGTGGCGTAGTCAGAGTGATTGAAATATTGGGGGTCATGATGCAACATCTCCTATTGGCTTGTGGTGAGCCGGTTTGAATTGTGACGACAAACTTCACAAAACGGAGAATAGGATCTCATAAGGGTCATGTCAATACAAATAAACACATTCCGCCATATTGATGGCGAGCATAAAGCAACGATCATGCAGAATCGTGGTGGGCAAAAAGTCATCGAACGTATCGTTACGGCCTATGGTTTCACGTCTCGCCAAGCACTCTGCAAGCATTTCGGTATATCGCAAAGCACTATGGCTAATAGATATGCGCGCGATACATTCCCTGCTGATTGGGTATTGATCTGCAGTATAGAGACAGGTTCTTCTATCGAGTGGCTATCGTTTGGCTCCGAATCATCAGTATCAACATCAGAGCTAAACTCACCGGAAGGGCCTACTCAGAGCAATTCAGTGATTGATGACTGTGTGCACGTCGCGAAGAACCCAATTGAGACCATCATAAACCCCAATGAAGGTGGAAAGGCGGCAATTAAACGTTTAATCGAGGCATATGGTTTTACAACAAGACAAGCCCTAGCAGACCATCTTCAAGTCTCAAAAAGTACTTTGGCTAACAGATATATGCGGGACACCTTTCCAGCAGACTGGATAATAAGGTGCACGCTTGAGACAGGCGCATCCCTTCAATGGCTTTCATTCGGGATTGGTTCTGCTTTCCCAGTTTCAAAAGAAAGTGACACAACTCAGTTAAATAATGATGCAACTACTAATGTAGTTATGGTCAAACAGAAAAAAATCATTGATGGGGTTTTATGTGACGATAATGTATATAGCTTGGACAGAACGCTTTTAGCCAAATCGTTGAAAAATCCTTTAGTAGTTAGAGATGCTGATAAAAGTTATTTGGTAGATGAAAGCTATTCTGAACTTACTGATGGCAAATGGATTATTGAAATTGAAGGTAAGGTAAGCATCAAGGATTTAGTTAAAATGCCTTTAGGAAAAGTTTTACTTACGGCCTCAAGCCCATCGATTACATTCGAATGTATGGCAAAAGATATTAAACCAATTGCAAGATGCCACTATTATTTAATGGTGGAAATATTTTAATAACTTATAAAGGAATATGTTATGTCTCGAAGTTTTGCTGTTTGGGGGTGTCGAAATTACCATAGCAGTTCCAATTCAGGTTATAATTCCGAACATGTAAATTTCATTGATGAATTTCATGTTAATTTTTGGAACGTCAGCGCACATTCTTGCAGTTATTTAGATTTTGGTGTTACTTTTAAAACACCAGATGATCCTGCAATCACTGATCACGGTGCCATTTGTATATTCATTCCATTTATAAAAAACAATAACGATTTTACAGACCTCAGCGAAAACCTCGAGTCCAGTAGAGATCTTGTTACTGCTGTATTTAATGAATATCTTATCGACACAAAAACTATCGATGGCAGACATTTAAAACTCATTCTCGCGAATAAAGGGGAGCTAGTAGTTAATACTAAGCTACCTTTCCGTGGAGGAGAATTAGACCATAGAGTAAAGATTACTCATATACATGATGGCACTCTAATAGTGTTTAAGCTAAAAGACTGTCTAACATCCGAAAACTTATGTAACCATTATATTCGATTTAGAATAAACTTAAATAAAACTGATATATCAGGTTTAGTAAAAACATTTTATCCAAAAGATCTATTTTTAAAAAGTAATATTGAGCGCTCTGACATTATTGATTTCAGGATTAATGAACAAAGAAATCTTCCTTCTGAGATATCTACAACTTTGGCAAGTGCGGCTTGCACTCCTTTAAAGTGTCATCTTTTTATAATTAGAGATATGGTTGATGATTGTTCAGCTTCAGGTTCAAACTATAAAGGTTGTCGGATACTTGAATCAGAAACGTGGACAAAATACTTTAATCGTGACGTCTCATTTGGTAAAGACGACCCGATGATTTACCATTGGAAGATCTCGAATAAATCTGACTCTAGACTGAATGATTTTTCTGTTGTTGTTAAATTCAAAAATGTAAAGTCAAAATTAAGTAAAATTTTTGCATACATATTTTACGGCGCAGCATTAACATTCATTATGAAATTTGTACCTACAGAGCACTTAGACAAAAAAATATTCATCCTTGGGTCTTTATCGTTAATTGCACTGTACATAATTGCTCATTTTTTAAAATTCAGAAAATAGCTACCCAATGAAATATGGAGATTGACATGGAAAATTTAAAGCACATCAGTTTCAATGAGGTTAATTTTGACGATGAATTTTTTGACTCATTGAAATCTGATTATAAAGTGGGTTTTGTTGAATGGTTTCATAAAAAGGCAAGTGATGCGAAAGAAAAAGCGTATGTACTTTTCAATGATGATAACTCCATTGATGGATTTATGTATCTGAAAATTGAAAATGGTGAAGTTAATGATGTCACACCGCCCTTAGAAGACTCAAAACATCTAAAAATTGGCACTTTTAAATTCAATACTAAGGGTACGTTAAGAGGTCAGCGTTTTTTAAAAAAAATATTTGACCACGCATTAAGTGAAAAGGTTGGAGATATATACGTTACTGTTTTCGATAAACATGATTACCTCATTAGACTCTTTTTGAACTATGGCTTCATAAAATACGGAAAAAAAGAATCAGATAACGGAATTGAAAATGTTTTAGTAAGAGAAATGAGTACAGATGATTTAACCGGTGATCTGCTTGCAGATTATCCTTATATCAACAACAGAAACAAAGAAGCTAAATATTTATTATCTATTTACCCTGATTTTCATACTCGTTTATTTCCGGATTCAAAACTAATTACTGAATCCCCTGATATTATCACTGATGTTTCACATGCTAACAGTATAAGAAAAATTTATATTTGCGCCATGCAAGATGTGGCAAATATTAAAAGGCATGATATTCTTATTATCTACCGGACTTCAGATAAACAAGGCCCCGCACATTATCGCTCCGTGGCGACCTCATTGTGTGTAGTTGAGGACGTACGAGATATCTATTCATTCCCAACAGAACAGGATTTTATTAAATACTGCGCCCGCTACAGTGTATTCACTGAGGCCGAATTGAGAAGTTTCTATAAATCAAAGAAATATCCGCATATTATTAGCTTCACATATAATCTTGCTTTACCAAAAAGAATAAATCGTGCTAAACTAATAGAAGACGTCGGTTTAAACCCACAGGCATATTGGGGTGTTTTAAAATTAACTGACAGAGAATTCGACGACATTATTAAACTTGGTGCTGTAGATGAAAGTATTATTGTCAATTAAACCTGAATTTGTTGAAAAAATTCTTAATGGAACTAAGAAATTTGAGTTTCGAAAAGGGATTTTCAAAAACCCAGATGTTAAATCTGTGGTTATTTACTCGACAATGCCTGTAGGGATGATTGTTGCTGAATTCGATATAGCTGATGTTATCGAAGGCAAACCCAGTAACGTCTGGAAAAAGACTAGTCGCTATGCGGGGATCAGTAAACAGTTTTTTGACTCTTACTTTCAAAGTAAGGAAAAAGCCTTTGCGATTAAGATTGGTGATTTAAAAATCTATGAACAGCCACGTCTGTTAAGTTCATTAGGGGACAACGTCACTGCACCACAATCTTACCGATATCTATGATGTACCAACGAGACAACATCATACATTGACACTGTTTTTTTATACAGTAAAAATGCTCTCCACATTGGAGGGCATTTTTTATGGCAGTACGAAAACTCGATACAGGTAAATGGATTTGCGAATGTTACCCCGCCGGACGCAGCGGACGACGTGTGCGCAAGCAGTTCGCCACCAAAGGCGAAGCACTAGCTTTTGAACGCCACACGATGGATGAGACAGAGGCTAAACCCTGGCTGGGTGAATCATTGGACCGCAGAACTCTGAAAGACGTCGTTGAACTCTGGTTCAAACTGCACGGCAAATCCCTAACCGCTGGCGAGCATGTTTACGACAAGCTGATCCTGATGGTTAATGCACTCGGAAACCCTCTTGCTACAGAACTCAGCTCGAAATTGTTCGCACATTACCGTGACAAACGCCTTACGGGTGAAATCTATTTCAGTGAGAAGTGGAAGAAAGGTGCCAGCCCGGTAACTATCAACCTCGAACAAAGCTATCTGAGTAGCGTTTTTAGTGAGCTGACTCGACTCGGAGAATGGGCAGCACCGAACCCTCTTGAAAATATGCGCAAGTTCACCATCGCCGAAAAAGAAATGGCTTGGCTAACGCATGAGCAGATCACAGAACTACTGTACGACTGCCAACGCCAAAGCACCCTGCTCGCTTTGGTCGTCAAAATTTGCTTGAGTACCGGAGCACGCTGGCGCGAAGCTGTGAACCTCACCCGCTCCCAGGTCACAAAGTACCGAATCACGTTCGTCAGGACCAAAGGCAAAAAGAACCGTAGTATTCCGATTAGCAAAGAGCTGTACGAGGAAATCATTGCCCTGGACGGCTTCAAGTTCTTTACGGATTGCTACTTCCAGTTTTTGTCTGTGATGGACAAAACCTCTATCGTGCTTCCGCGCGGCCAGCTTACCCACGTTCTGCGCCATACGTTCGCAGCGCACTTCATGATGTCTGGCGGAAACATTCTTGCCCTACAAAAAATTCTCGGTCACCATGACATCAAAATGACCATGCGCTATGCTCACCTGGCACCTGATCACCTTGAAACTGCCCTGCGCTTCAACCCGTTAGCTACCCTGCGAAGTGGCGACAAAGTGGCGGCAGCGGTTGGCATTACCCCGTAATCGCCACTCCTTACCACCAAACTAACTCATTGATAATATTGCAACTCGTTGTTTTCAATAACCCATTTACATAAATGGGTTTTTTGTTTTCTGCGCCCCGCTCACTCTCCCGCCAGCCGGTCTACCATCAGTCGAATCGCTTCTCTTGATAGCGGCGCTCTGTCGGTCACGAAGTGCAGCGTCATCCCCTCGATAAAGGCGTCCAGCCCGCGGGCCGTTGCCGGTTCAAACCACTGCTCAAGGGTCTGCTGGCTGCGCAGCATCCAGTTCTGCATGACCGCTTTTAAA